CCTCCGTTCGCACTGAATCGAATTTTAGGAAGGGGGGTTTCGGTCACCCCCGTAGGGGGTGGGGATGTCATTAGCGACAATCCCAGGCGGCGACGGCCTGCCCCCCGAGCCGGAATGGTCGCTGATCTATAACGACGTTCTCGATATCGAGTTGGCCCGCGAGCAGTGGGGCATCGTCACTAGGGAGTTGTCTGGTGAGGGAACGCTGTCGGTGGCGAACGGCCACGCGATCAAGCGCCTTGTCGAGTTCCGCGTCATCTATGAACGGGCCGCGAAGTCCCTTGCTGGCGACGGCGCGATCCTGCGGGCCCGCCGGACCAAGGTGCCGCAGACCAATCCAGCCTGGCCGATCATGCGCCAGGCCTCCGAACAAATCACCGCTCTCGAAACCGAGCTTTGCATCTCGCCTCGTCGCCGAGGCTCGGCTGTGAAGACGACGCGGAAAGCGCAGGTGAAGCGTGGCTCCGACGAGTTCCTCAAGCCGCGGAGCAGCTGACGCCACGACCGCCTGGGCGCAGGACACCGTCAACGGGGTCTTCGTCTCTGGCGAGCTGGCAATCATGGCGGCCGAGCGGCACCTGCGCGACCTCCGCGACGGCGCATCTCGGGGCCTCTACTGGGACGCGGCGGCGGCCTCGAGGGCGCAGCGCTTCTTCCCGGCGATCCTGTCGATCACTGCTGGCGCTCACGAGGGCAAGCCGTTCAACCTGCTGCCCTGGCACATGTTCACGGTCGGCAGTCTCTTCGGCTGGCGCAAGGAGAGCGGGCGCCTTCGGTTTCGGTCTGGTTGGCTGGAAACGGGAAAGGGGCAGGCCAAGAGCCCGCTGATGGCCGGCATCGGCTTGCTGATGACGGGATATCACGGCGTTAAGCGCGCCGAGGCCTACGCGATCGGCCAGGACCGCGCCACGGCCAACGTTCTCTTTCGGGACGCCGTCGCGATGTGCCGCGCGCCGATCCCCGACGGCGAGGGCGAGTGGGACAACCTCGAGAGCCGTGGCGAGGTCATTATCCGGGGCGAGGGCGACAACGCCTGGAAGATCGAACACCCCGACAGCGGCTCAAAGTTCCAGGCTCTGGCGAATGGCGACGCGATTTCCGGTCCGCGCCCAGTCGTGGTGCTGGCCGACGAGATCCACGAGTTCAAGACAAACACGTCGCTGGAGACCTGGCAGCGAGCAATCGCCAAGATGCCCGGCGATGCCTTCATGCTGCTCGGGACCAACACCCCGGCGACGACGCAGATCGTCGGCACGGACTACTCGGAGTTCTACCAGAAGGTCCTAAAGGGCGAGATCGACGACGACGAGGCCTTCGCCTTCATCGCCCGGGTCGACAAGGCCGATCGCGAAACGGTGTTCGAGAACGAGGCCTGCTGGCCCAAGGCTCTTCCGGCGCTTGGAACGACGTTCCCGATCGAGAACATCCGCGGCGAGGTCAACACCGCGAAGGCGCGGATTTCGACCGCAATGTCGGTCAAGCGCCTGTACTTCGGCATCCCGGCCGGCGTCGTCGACTTCTGGACCGACGAGGAAGCCTGGATCCGCGTTCAGGGCCGGGTCGATCCTGACGACTTCATCGGCTGTCCCTGCTGGGCATCGCTCGACCTGTCGCAGAAGAACGACCTCACGGCGCTGACGGTCATCTGGCTGAAGGACGGCAGGTTCTACACCAAGACCTGGTATTGGACGACGCGCCCGGGTCTCGCCGATCGCGCCAAGAAGGAAGGCGCCAAGTACGAGGAGTGGGTCGAACAAGGCTTCCTGACGGCGATCGACAAGAACGTAGTCGACAAGACCTTCGTCGCCGCTCAATTGGCTGAGATCGCCGCCGTCCACGACCTGCAGTGTCTGGCGTTCGACCCGGCCGGGATCGCTGACTTCGAGAAGGCCTGCGACGAGATCGGCTTTGCCGTCTGGCGCTACAAGGGCCCCAAGGAGCCGGCCGGCATTGGTCTCAAGCTGGTCAGCCACGCCCAAGGGACCCAGGTCCGGTTCGAGGACAAGCAGCTGTGCATGCCGCGGTCCATCGAGAAGTTCGAGGATCTGATCCTCACGCGCTCGATCACGATCGACGCTAGCCCGGTGACCTACATGTGCGCCGGCAACGCCAAGGTCACGACGGACGGACAGAAGAACCGAGCCTTCGACAAGAAGAGTTCGCGGGGCCGCATCGACGGCCTGGTCACAAACGCCATGGCCGTGGGCGCGGCGACATACAGCGCCGACGCCGGCGCCGGCGACGTCCTGCCGGAAGACTACGAAATCAAGGTTTGGGGGTGACGATGGAGGAGCGGATCCGCACCGGTCTGGCCGTCGTCGGCCTCGCCCTCGTCGGAACCGGCGTCGGCATGATCAGCGTACCGGCGGCTCTGATCGTCGTCGGCGTCGTCCTGTGCGCCGTCGCCGTCATCGGCTCGCTGAGGAAGCGCTGATGCTGTCGGCGCTTCTCGGCGGCCCTGTCGCTCAAGCCCAGCAGACCAGCGGGACGTCCGACCCGACGCCCTGGCTGATGTCGGTGCTGGGAAACTCGATGACGGCCACGGGCCTGCGCATTGGCCCGGCCGAAGCGATGGCGGTGCCGGGGTTCGCCGCGATCATCCACACCCTGTCCGACGACATGGCGGCCCATCCGCTGATGCTCTACCGCCGAACCAAGGACGGCGGACGCGAGCGCGCGACGGATCATCCGCTCTACCGGATCCTGAAGGACCGTCCCGCGCCGTGGCTGACCAGCTACGCCTGGCGCAAGGCGATGTTCATGAACGCCCTCGTCGTCGGCAATGGCTACTCGTTGCCGCGACGTGATCCGTTTGGCGTCGTCCAGCGCATCACGCCGATGAAGCGCGGCGCCGTGACCCACAAGTGGGCCGACGACGGCGAGCCGTTCTACGACGTGCGCCGCACCGGAAGGGGCGAACTGCGCGGGCTCACCTATCAGGAGGTCCTGCACCACCACTATCGCGGCTCGACCGACGCCGGCGAGAACGGTGGGATCTACGGCGTGTCGCCGATTTCGACCCACAAGGAAGCGATCGGCCTTGCCGTCGCCGCCGAGCTGTTCGCGGCCCGCTTCTTCCGCAATGGGGCTAGGCCATCGGCGGTCGTGGAGACCGACAAGGTTTTCCCGAGCGATGAAGTCGCCGCGCGCACCCGCCGTCAGGTCGAGGAGGTCCTGTCGGGCGTCGACAACGCCGGCAAGGTCGCGATCTTCGAGTTGGGCCTCAAGCTCAAGCAGTGGAGCAGCAACAATAACGACGCCCAGCTCGTCGAACTGCGCAAGCAGCAGGCCGTCGAGATGTGCACGATCTTCCGGATGCCGCCCCACAAGATCGGCATCTTGGACCGCGCGACGTTTAGCAACATCGAGCACCAGTCGATCAGCTACCGCGGCGACTGTCTCGTCCCGCTTGCGGCCATGTCCGAACAGGAAATGGAGAACTGCCTGCTCTCCGAGCGCGAGCAGGAAGAATACTTCATCGAGTACGATCTCGACGGCACTTTGCGTGGCGACCTGCTGAGCCGCTACCGGGCCTACGCGATAGGTCGCCAGTGGGGCTGGCTCTCGGCGGACGACATCAACCAGCTCGAGAACCGTAACGCCCTGCCGGACGGCCAGGGCAAGATCTACCTGTCGCCCAGCAACATGGTTCCGGCTTCCGAGAACACCGCGAACGTCAGCGACGGTTCCGGTCAGGACAGCGAAGACCAGCCGACGCCCGCTGATGACGGGCCCGACCACAGCCGTAACCGCCAGCAGGGCGGCTGATCCAGGAGCATTCCATGCCTACTCGCGCCCTCGCGGCGCTCACGGCCGAGCCGTGGGCGATCGAAGCTTCGTGGCTGCCGATCATCGCCGCTCTGGCGATGCGCGAACCTGTCAGCATCGCTCAGCCCACCTGGGCGGGCCACGACCTTGAGGTGTTCGCCGGCCCGGACGCTCGCAAGCTTGAGGGCGCGCGGTCCGCCACGGTGACCGCCGATGGCATCGCCCTGATTCCTGTGTTCGGCCCGATCTTCCCCCGCGCCAACATGATGACCGAGGTCTCCGGCTCGACGACGGCGCAAGGCATCCTTGCGGACTACCGAGCCGCGCAGAACAGCCCCGACGTCGAGCACGTCATGGTTCTGGAAGATAGCCCGGGCGGCGCGGTCTCCGGCATCGCGGCCCTGAGCGACGCCTTCTGGAGCGGCCGCCGGGTCAAGCCGCTTTCGGTGCATGCCATGGGCACCATGGCCAGCGCCGCCTACTGGTTCGGCAGCCAGGCGCAGCAGATCACGATCGACCGCACGGCGGTCCTCGGGTCGATCGGCGTGCTCGCGGGCCTCGCACGCCAGGTCGAGCCGGACGCCGACGGTCGCATGGCGCTCGACATCGTCAGCTCCAATGCGCCGGACAAGGCCCCGGACCTGGGCACGGAAGAGGGCGTCGCCCAGATCCGCGCGATGCTGGACGCGATCGAAAGCGAGTTCATCGCCGACGTCGCCCGAGGTCGCAACACCACCCCGACCCGCGTCAAAGCCGATTTTGGCCAGGGCGGCGTGAAGGTCGGCGCCGACGCGGTCGCCGCCGGCATGGCCGACAAGGTCACCAGCTTCGACGCCGCTTATCGCGGCATCGCCCAATCGCTCGCCAACAGCCGGAAGCTTTCCCGCCTGAAGGCCTAGCCCCCGTTCCCCAGGCGAAGGCCGGGGACTTTCCGGGGCGAGAGCCCCATCCCGCGGACATGGAGGATTATATGCCCCGCGATCTCGCCAGCCTTCGCCAACTGCGCGCGGCTGCCGTTCAAAAGCTGGAAGCGCTGCAGGCCAAGGACAACGGCAATCTGAACGCCGAAGACCAGGCCGCTTTCGACGCCGCCGCCGCCGAGGTGGAAGACATCGACAAGCGTATCGCCAACGCCCAACGCCTGAACAAGCTGAAGGCCTCGACCGCCATCACCTCTTTCGAATCGGAAGAAGA